CTTCGGCGCGGACACGATGCCTTCCGGCACCGGGATGACCGGCACCCAGGCGCTTCTGCGCTTTGCCGGCTCCCGCGCGGGCTGTTGCGCGATCGTGCTGTCCGGCGCCATGCCGAACTGCTCAGCCAGTTGCTTGGCAGCGTCTGCCTGTCGGGTGCCCTGCAGGTACGCGTACAGCGACACCAGGTCTCCGCCCTTGTCGCCGCTGGAAAAGTCGCACCACGTGCCCGATTCCAGGTTGATCTTGAATGAGCCACGCCGGCTGTCCGCGCGGTTCGGGTTCAGCGCACTCCACTCGCGCCCCTCTCGCCGGCCATCGGGCAGCCAAGCCGAGACCAGTGAATCCGCCTGAGCCAGAGCGGCCTGGGCGACTGCTTTGAAATCGATCATCTGCAGAACAACTCCAGATCGCCGCGCACGATTTCGATCGTCGCCTGCGCGTCGTAGACGCCGACCATATGGCTGCGAGTCCCGAGCCGGGTGGCGCGGGCGCATTCGTCGGCGAACATCTTGGTTGAGGTGCGGACCATTAGGGCATCGCCATCACGCACGAACACCGCGAAGGGTTCGCGTGCGCGATAAAGACGTTGTTCGATGCGGGCGAGTGCTGCCTTCAGGGTCCGGCGTGTGAGTGTCTGGCGCGTCGAGCGCCGAACAGTGGCTTGCGCGGGCGCCGTCATCCTCGACTGCTCCCGCGCAGTGCAAGAACGCGTTCCAAGCGCTCGTGATCGTCACGGCAGTCGACATCGCAGAACGCGCGCTCGAGTGCCACGGATTCACCACAGAAGCGGCAGACGCCAGGCCGGCCGATTCGCACGCGAGCCGCGCGGCGAACCGCAGCAAGCCGCGCTGCGTGAAACGTTTCCTCGTGGTACCCGGCAATGTCAGCAGCGTCAGCCATGCCGCACCCCGCTATCGCGCACGGTGCGCTCGAGCAGCATCTCGCGAAAGTGCATGGCGGCCGCGACAAGCTGCTCGAATTCCAGCTCGAGCGCGTCCATCTCGGCGTGTGACAGATGGCTGTCCGCAAGTGCCTCGCCGAACTTCTTGCTGATGTCGCCGAGTTCGTTCAGCACCTCACCATAGGCACGGTTCAAATCGGCGTCGGTCCGCGGCTCGGACTTCACGCGCGCCACATCCAGCGCGACCATGCCATGCCGCCAGCAGAATGCGCGGATGGGCAGCTTGGCGTTGGGCACCTTGGCCTCTTCCACCAGCTCGAGCAGAAGCGACACCTGCTCAAAGCTCATGTAATGGGTGTCGACGCCTGGGCGCAGCTTGTTGCGCAACACTGGCGCCGTCATGCCCATGCGCGGCGCCAGGGCCTCGATGCCGCCCGGATAGGCCCGAGCGACGCTGTACAGCACGTCGTGCTGGTTGATGTCGGAGTACTGGTGCCTCACGCTCTCTCCTGGTCAAAAGCCGGTAAACCGGCCTCCCTCTGAACTACTTATTTGTTGGGCCCGCACCTAGACTCCACCTAACTACACAAGGGGAGTCAGACATGTTCGAGCCGAAGCCCAAATACTTGCGGCGGCTAACAAGCCACGAGATTGCCGTCGCAACCAAACTGATGAAGCGCTCGCGAGCCACACTGAATCTGTCGCGGCCTCGAGGGGCATTCACTTCCGCGGACCAACGCCCGCGTACACGCAACCTTCGCGTCAACAAGCGAGCTGGGCTTTAGCAGCGCGTCACTTCTGCTCGCCGCTCATGTAGATCTCATCGAGGGACGTAACCACGCCGCGGCGCTTGGCGAACTCGATCAGGCGCATCGCTGAATCGGGCGACAGTCGGCAGCCACCCCGCTCGCACTGCGAGATGGCTGACTGGCCGAGCCCGATGCCTGCCGCCAGTTGCGCCTGCGACAACCGGAGACGCTTGCGAAGTTCAAGAAGTCCGTTCATGCACAGAATATTAGTCGGACTACTTGAATAAATCAACAGTTGGACTGTTTGCAGGAAATTAGTGCCGCTAATATCTTTCGCCCATGCCCGCCCAACCCCTTACACCCGAGCAAAAGGCCGACGCTGACCGCCTGCGCACGCGCTTTGCGGCGTGGCAGCAGCAGCAGAAAGATCGCAAGCAGCCATCCTCGCAAGCGGAGGCAGCTGCTCGGCTCGAATTTGGTCAGAGCGCATTGAGCCAGTATCTGCAGGGGCGCATCCCCCTGAACATCAAGGCTCTGGCCAAGTTTTGCGAACTCCTAGGATGCGCTCCCGCTGAGATCAGCCCGAACCTGGCAGCTGAAATGAAAGCGCTGGCCGGCCCGCTCCGGCTTCCGAGCCTAAACTCACCAGAGGCAATCGCCCGGCACGAGGAAGAGGTTCGAGCGCTTGAAGAGCAGGATGCAATGAACGAAGAAGTGCGCCAATTCTTGGTCAGCAAAGGCATCCCAGCGCGGCCGATCTCGACCTACAACTCTCTTGAAGAACTTCCCCCGGAGACCACCGTCTTGATCACCCACATCGATGTTGCGCTCTCCGCCGGCAATGGGCGAGAGACCTGGCACATCGAAGAAAAAGCTCCACTGCCATTTCAAGCGGACTACATCCGCCGATTGCATGCCAATCCTAAGAACCTTGTAGCGGTCAAGGTTAGGGGCGACAGCATGGAGCCACGTCTATTCGACGACGACACTGTCGTTGTCGACAGAGCCGATCGCCGTATCCCTGCGAGCGGCGGCGTGTTCGCCCTGGTCTATGCCGGTGAAATGCTCGTCAAGAATCTGTTCCGGCTGCCGGATGGCTCCCTGCGTGTGGCAAGCGACAACAAAGAAAAGCACGAACCCTTCGTCGTGCCTACTGACCAGCTTGAACACATCGACATCGTTGGCCGCGTGAAGTACCGCTCTGGCATGGGCAACTTCTAGCCCTCTCCCAAGACCCATCGAACCCGCCTCGTGCGGGTTTTTTTGTGCCCCGAGAACACACTCACCTACATTTTTTCCTGAATTATTAGTCCGACTCTTGATCTATAGAATCAGTCGGACTAATATTGCCTCGCAGACCCCAACACCATGCGAGAGACGGAGAACAGCATGCTTACCCGCACCAGCCGAGGGCGCCTCAAAGGCCTCCTGACTTACGTCGCAGCAGTGATCATTGTCCTTGGCGCGCACGCCGTTGCACTGCAAATGGACAGTGCGGGCCCGCAAGAGCCCACGCAGCCCCGCGCGGACAAGACGGTCTGAGGCCGCCCATGCGATCGCCCGCGACCCGCCTTGCTGAGGGCTATTTCAGCCGCCACCCCGGCGCCGCCATCGTCCTGATCGTCTTGCTGTTCGGCCTAGCTGGCGCTGTTGCGCCGGCCGCCGCAACGCTTCTCGCGTGAGGTCGGCCATGGCGAAGAAATTCCTGACCTACGAAGAAATCTGCCGGCTGCCCTTGCTACAGCAGGCCCTCCGGCACGAAGAGGAACGCCACCGCGCGCGGATGGCCGAGATTCAGTCCATGGCGAAAACGCTCGACGCCTTGCAGCTCGAGCGCGCGGAGATCGAGCGCAATGGTTACCGCCTGTTCGGCGAGAGCATCTCGCGCGGTTTCGCGAGCAACACGCTTATCTACACGGGCTGCATGGGCGAAGGCGACGAGGTGCAGCTTGCCACGGCATTGCTGCGCTCCGGCTGGAAGGTCACTGACCGTGACAGCGGCGTCTACCCAAGCCCAACGTTTCGCAAAGGCCGCATCAACCTCAAGATTTCGTGCACCCGCGCGGGCGCGCTGGAGAAGGCCGAACAGGCAATCGCCGCAGACGCAACAAGGGAGGCGGCATGACTCCCACGCCATCCCTCGCCAAAACGCTACTGCGCGCTCGGGTCCGCGGATTGGTAATCGATGCCGAGGTGCGGCGTGACCGCGTCGTAGACCTTCGAGTCTCCGCAGAGGAAAAGCACAGCGGCCTGATCGGGCGCGTCCGCCAACACCTTGCGAACGCGCTGTTTCGCTGTGCCGACGCTCTGCACCCCGGCCAAGACAATCGCGCCGTCCGGGTAGTTGAGCTGGTGATGGGCAGCCAGTCGGCCAATGATCTTGTTGCCGATCGGGGAGCACTTCACGTCGTCAAGGGTTGGACCGTCAATCCTGCCAACCGTGACCCCGAGCACGAGGTTTTTCTCGCCTACGAGGGCATCAAAAACGAAAAGCTGGGTACGCCGACCGATGTCCTCGTCGTGAGCGGCGGGAAGGAAGGTGCTGACGATGCGCATGTCGCCTCGCTGAATGGGGTGGGAACAGTTCAAGTTGAACGCTCCCGAGCATATCAAAGCACCGGCGCGCCGCTCGCCAGCGCGACTGCACCCGAAATCGCTGCCTAGCCATGACCGCGCCCGCGCTCCCTGATGCCGACGTGCTGCGCGAATGGCGCCGCCTGCGCCTGACCTGCACCTCGCAGGTCGCGCTGACCTCCGCAACCATTCGCCGCACGCTCGAAGTCTCCGCCCACGCCCACGCACAGCGGCAGGCCGAGCGCGCCGCCCACCAGCAGCCCGACATCAAGCGGCTGCAGGCCAACGACATCGACTAGCGCCACGCCGCCCGGCGCATCCGAGGGCGGCATCCGATCAGGAGGACACGTGTCCGCCAGACCCATCACCGACACCCTGCGCCACATCGGCGGCGGCGTGTTCATCGATACCGCGAGCGACAAGATGGCCGAGCTCGTCAATGCGGTGGACGCCTCCGGCAAGGCCGGCAAGTTGACGCTCGAAGTGACCGTCAAGAAGGCCACGCGCGGCGGCGCCATGCACATCACCGGCAAGGTCACGCTCAAGAAGCCGGCTGAAGACGCCATGGAAGCCATGCTCTTCGCCACCCCAGAAGGCAACCTCGTTGCGGACGACCCGAAGCAACAGAAGCTGGATCTCAAGGTTGCCGCAGAAGCCCCCACCGCCGCGCTCAAGTCGGCGTAACCCACCACCCACAAGGGCCACACTCTGATGCTGAACGAAGACCAAACCAACATTGCCGAAACGCTGGCGCGCGAAATGAAAGCGCCGGTCGATGTGCTGACCGGCGGCGTTGCCGCCCACCTGCGCCGCGTTGCGCTGCCGCCGGGCTGGACCATCACCGAGAAAGATGATGAAAAGCTCCTTCCGGCACCGGCCCGCAAGCGCGCCAAGATCAAGACCAACGACGCTGACAGCTTCATCGGCTACGTCAAGCGCCACGGCTCGCTGACCAACTGCACCATCTGGGGCACTGCTGACTACCAGGCCGGCGACGTCGGCTTCCTCGCCATCATCAACGACCACGGCGACGATGCCGACAAGGCCCAGTGGCGCGACCACACCGCGCGCTTTGCGCCCACATTCAGCACCGAATGGAAACGCTGGATCAGCTCGAACAAGACGCCCATGACGCAAGCCGCGTTTGCTGCGTTCATCGAGGACAACCTCAAGGACATCACTGGCGGCGAGAACTCGCCCAGCGGCGCACAGATGCTGGAGATGGCCCTGTCGTTCGAGGCCAACCAAGACATGCGCTTCAAGAGCGCCATCCGCCTGCAAAACGGCGGCGTGCAGATGGCGTTCACGCAAGACGACGACAGCCAGACGCTGGCCAAGATGCAGATGTTCGAGCGCTTCGCGGTCGGCATTCCTGTCTTCTGGGGTGGCGACGCGTACCGCATCGAGGCCCGCCTGCGCTACCGCGTGCGTGAGGGCAAGCTCAGCTTTTGGTATGAGCTGATGCGCGAAGACAAAACGCTGGAAGCCGCCACTACCGAGCTGATCACCAAGATCCGCGACGGCGCCGGCATGCCCTTCTTCTTCGGCGACCCGTTCGCAGCGTAACCCCTGGCCCGCGCGCCACGTGGTGCGCGGGCATCCCTTCCAGAGGAATGCCCATGTTGATCGGACTGACCGGACCCGCACAGAGTGGCAAAGACACAGCGGCGCAGCACCTGCGCGCGCGCCACGGCTTCCGCCAAATCGCCTTTGCAGATCCGCTGCGCGCCATGCTGATGGCCGCTTTCGCCCTCACCAGCGCCGACTTCGAGCCCGGCCGCAAAGAGGAAGTCTTGCCGGAAGTCGGCAAATCGCCCCGTCAGCTGATGCAATCGCTCGGCACCGAGTGGGGCCGGCAATTGGTGCACCCCGACGTGTGGGTGCGCCTGGCAGAAGACACCATCCTGGCCGAGTGCGTCACGAACGGCCGCAGCGTTGTCGTGTCGGACGTGCGCATGGAAAACGAGGCCGACATGATCCGCAAGCGCGGCGGCATCGTAATCCACCTACATCGGGCTGCCGCGCGGCGCGTGAATCCGCACAGCAGCGAGCGCGGCATCGCGGTGCACGGCGGCGACATCGAGGTCTTCAACAACGGTCGGCCCGAAGCGATGTTCGAGCAGCTCGACGCCATTGTGCTGGCCGCACTGGAATCCGCCGAGGCCCAAGCATGAGCCACCGCCGCAACAAGCGCAGCCGGCCCGCGCGCGAGACCGGCGCCCTGCCCATCCTCTTTCGGTTCAGCCAGCGCAACGAAACGCAGCTTCAGCTCGTGCCGCACGTCGAGCTGGAGAAGATGCGCGACGGCACGGCCACCGAGGAGAGCTGGCACACGCTCGCCTTCCGCATCAACGTTGGGCAGATGCTGGCGCAACGGCAGTTCTCTGACCAGCCCGAGGTACTCGACGCGATGGCGCGCGGTGTTGCGGCATTCGCCGAGGTCGGCAAGCGCTTCAAGCGCGCCGGCCGCTTCGGCTGCACCGGCGACGAGTTCCGCGCAATCGGCGCGGCCATCACCCTGACCGACGACATGCAGGAGGCGACTACCCGCCGCCAGCAACTCCAAGCAACCCAGCTCGTGTACAGCCTCGCCACCCAACATGGGGCTGGCGCGACGGGCGAGCTTATCGCGACACGCTGACCTGACCACCACAGCCCGGAGCCCCGAATGACCTGGATCCTTACCGCCACCGGCAAACGCTTCGACTACGCCGACCCGCAACCGCAGCAGATCGACATCCTCGACATTGCCCAGGCGCTGGCGCACGAGTGCCGCTACGCTGGCCACGCCCGCCGCTTCTACAGCGTCGCCCAGCACAGCGTGCTAGTCAGCCAGATCGTGCCTCGCGAGCACGCGCTCGAGGCGCTCCTGCACGATGCGCACGAGGCGTACTGCAAAGACATCCCCCGCCCGCTCAAGGCTCTCTTGCCCGACTACCGCGCGGTCGAGGATCGCGTCGACGGCGTGATCCGCGCCCACTTTGGCCTGCCCGCCAAACTGAGCGAAGCCGTGGCCACCGCCGACTTGGTCCTACTCGCCACCGAACGCCGCGACCTCATGCCGCACGATGACACCCCGTGGCCCATCCTCGACGGCATCGCGCCACTGGCGCGCCGCATGAACACCGTCCATCCGGAACGGGCACAGGCGATGTTTATTCGCCGTTGGGTTGAGCTCGGGGGTGCACGATGAACGCGGCGCAGACCATCATCACCCTGCGCCAGGCAGAGGCGCTGCTGGCCTTCTTCGGCGGCCACGACGCCGAGGTGGCGATTGCCACTCACGAGAATGGCCTCGTTGCCTGGGGCGTGGACTGTCCCGAGGAAGGCTCGTTCTGGCTTGGGGCAACGGACGTTGACGACGAGCTCGCCGACAAAGGCGGCCATGGAGACGCGCAGCGGGCTCGCGCCGCCCGGTCAGTGTCGGGCGTGGCGCTTCTGGCAGCTGAGCACTCGGGCATGCGGGTCGACTATCAGGGCTTGTTCAAGCAGGCGCACGCCGCGTTGCGTCGCAATCCAGCCCTTGCAGAAATGCTGCGCCAGTTCCAAGACCATGTTACCGAGCTTGGGAGACGTTGGTATGCGGGAGACACCGCCGTTGTGGATGAGCTTCTGCAACTCTACTGCGTGGCGCGAGAAACGCGTTCCGCTATCGCCGCCGCCTGCACGCGGCTGGAGGGCGGGAAGTGATCGCAGCCCTGTTCGTCGAGACTGACGGCGCCTACTTTGGCCTGCCTGGCGTAGAGCCCTGGGACGAGGCGAAGGATGCCCGGCGTTACTCTGGCCCGCTGCCGGTCGTCGCACATCCGCCATGTCAGCGTTGGGGCCGGTACTGGCACGGCGCACCGAACAAGCCGAACCAATACCGCCTCGGTGAAGACGGCGGCCGCTTCGCCTCCGCGCTCACCGCGGTGCGCAACTACGGTGGCGTGATGGAGCACCCAGCGCACTCGCACGCTTGGCGCTTCTTCGGACTCACGCCCCCCCCCGAAATCTGGAGGATGGGTAGAGGCCGACGAGCTTGGCGGCTGGACCTGCTACGTCGAGCAAGGCCACTACGGCCACATGAGCCGCAAAGCAACTTGGCTCTACGCGGTCGGCGCAGAGCTACCGGAATTGAAATGGGGGCCGAGCGAGCAACGCATTCACCCGGTTGCGCTGGAGCGCCACGGATACGAAAAGGCGCGCCGCATCGGTGTGATGGCCATGGTTGGCGGCAAGGACAAGACGCGGATCCGGAACGCCACGCCGCCCGAGTTTCGAGATGTGCTGCTGGCGATCGCACGCAGCGTCAACCGCACAGCCGCAACCAATGGAGGCGCAACGTGACCGTCTATGTCGATGACATCCATCTGACGGATATGGGGCGCCTCGGCCGGATGAAGATGTGCCACATGCTTGCCGATACCACGGCCGAGCTACTCGACATGGCCGGCGTGCGCAGTATTGTCCGTGACGCTTGCGATACGTTAAATGGACTCGGCCATCCGCTCGTACTCTTCGCGAAGCCCCTCCTCCGCGTCCGACAATCTAGTGGCTATGACTCTAAGCCCCGTCTCATGTTCAGCCATGAATCTGCCCGCTGGATTGCTGGCCAGGTCTGGAATGAACGCCCGTGCGTGACGAGCCGCCGTCTTCGCATCAAGAAGAGCCTCAAGAGCATCGGCCGACGGTGCGTCCTCGATAGAGGCAGATGCCAATGCCTCAAAGGCTACATCAACCGATTGAACGATCTCAATGTTCGGAAACTTAAGGCCCCCAATGGCTGCCGTCCCCATTACTGCGTCGAGGTAGTCCTCGACCCGAAATCTCGCCAATTGAACGAGACGTCCGAGCGCTCCAAGGCGCTCAAGACTGTCCATGCGTCGCAGCTTGGCCGCATGCTGGCTCTGGCGCGAACTGACCACAAAAGCAGCGACAACGGCGAGCATGCCGCCGAGTGCTTGTGCTACGCCAATCCAGTCACTTCGGTGAAACGAATCCATGTGCGGAGCCGTTGGCAGACGTTGATCGGCGCGATCCTAGCATGGGCGGGAAAGCAGCACGAACCATCGAAACAACGAAACAAAATTGGGGCCTGAAGTGAGCGATACATTCCTCTCGCCCGAAGAAGTGGAAGAATTGACGGGCGTAAAGACCGGCAAGACGATCAACGGCAGAAAGTACACTCGCGAGGAGCTGCAGATCGACCAGCTGCGCTCTGCCGGCATCCCGTTCTGGCCGAACGCTCGCGGGCGCCCCATCGTCGCGCGTGCAGTAATCGAAGGGCGGAAGGTTGCTGAAGTAGCTACCGCAGAACCCCGGAAGAAATGGCAACCCGCCGCCCTTGCACTCGTGGGCTGAAATAATGGGACGCAAACCAACCGTCAATACCAACATGCCGCCTGGCCTGCGCCCTCGTCGGCGCGGGAAAAAGACGTACTACTACTACGACCAAGGCGGCAAACCGCGCAAGGAACTGCCGCTTGGCTCCGACTATGTTGAAGCCGTGCGCAAGTGGTCGGAGCTGGAGCAGGCCAAGGTGCCGGCATCCCCCATCGTGATGTTTGCCGAGGCGGCAAACAAGTACGTTGCCGAAGTGCTCCCCACCAAGTCGCCGCGCACACGCAGCGACAACGTGAAGGAGCTCGACAATCTGCGTGAGTTTTTCAAGGATGCACCGCTCGACGAGATCGAGCCCATGCACGTACGCGGCTATTTCCGCTGGCGCGCCAAGAAGGCGCGCGACTGGTATGAAGAGAAAGGCCGTGTCGCGCCTGTCGATGCCGGCCACGTGCGCGCAAACCGAGAGGTTGCGCTGCTCTCTCACGTCTTTAACTTTGCCCGGGACTCTGGCCTGACTCGGGCACCGAACCCGTGTGCGGGCGTGAAGCGCAACGAGGAGGAAGGCCGCGATGTGTACGTCGAGGATGACGTCTTCGCTGCCGTATATAAGGCCGCTGACCAGCCACTGCGGGACGCCATGGACCTGGCATACCTCACCGGCCAGCGCCCGGCCGACACGCTCCGCTTTGATGAACGCCACATCAACGGCAGCGCCGAACTCGAGATCCAGCAGGGCAAGACCAAAAAGAAGCTGCGCATTGCGGTGGTCGGCGAGTTGGCGGCGGTCGTGGATCGTATCCGTGCACGGAAGAAAGGCTACAAGGTCGTGAGCACCGCCCTGGTCGTCAACGAGTCAGGTGAGCGCCTCGGCCGAGACGCGCTGCGCTCGCGTTTCGACAAGGCGCGCGAGGCTGCTGGCATCGATAAGGACGCGTTCCAGTTCCGGGACCTTCGGGCGAAGGCCGGCACCGACAAGACCGACTCGGCGGGCGACATCCGCCAAGCGCAAAAGCAGCTTGGCCACTCCTCGATCGCGATGACCGAGCGGTACGTGCGAAATCGCCGCGGTGATAAGATCAAGCCCACGCGGTAAACCGTTCCGCAAAGCGCGTTTACCCCACGGTGGAATGCGGGTTCGCGGGCAGCACATCCGGAAGGTTTGCGGAACGGAATTTATACCTAACCCTTTGACGCATATATAAATTGGGCTGGACTCTTAATCCGTAGGTCGAGTGTTCGAGTCACTCACGCCCCACCAGAACTCGCGTAGAAAGCCCAGTCCTCACCGACTGGGCTTTTTGCTTTGCGCGCTCAGAAAATCTCCGCCGGCGTCGCAC